ACGACTTAGTCGATTCGATGACCCAAGCGGTAATGCGTTTTAGACAAGGAGGGTTTATTGAACATCCAGAAGATTATTTGGATGATCCGATACCACCCGCAAAAAAGGAGTATTATTAGTTTATGAAGGGTTTGTTAGAATTAATCAAATTGATCTTTGGACCAAGAGCGTTATCTAAAACAATTGGCACAAGAACGAATGTTATTAAACTACCTAATAATAAAACTAAACGATATCTCAAACAAGATTTAAATATAGAAGCTGCATCTGATGCAGCGGCTATGAATGCTAAAAAAGAAATGGAAGAACTCGTTGCTGAAATTCCTAAAATGAATGATGCAGAACGATTAATTTTTGAAGGCAATCTAAGAAGATTAAAAAACCGATTAGGACTACGAACTGAAGCAGATCCAACAGCGGATGTATTTCAATTTGGAACCAAAGAAAAAGTTACACCAGGAGGAATTGCTTCCTTAACAGAAAAAGCAGGACAAAAATCTCCACCAGGTACATTGATGGGAAACATTGAATCCCGCATCAAGCAGCTAGAAGCGAGAGGCGAGGATCTATCTACAATGAAAGGTCAAACCTTAGATGAGATTATGGGAGATGTTGCTAGTAGTCAACAAGGAATGAGACAACTTGAAAAACAAGGTTTAGTTAGAGCAACCGCAAGAGATATTATTACTTCCGATATTAAATCTGGAAAATTGAAACTTCCTAAAGAATTAGAACAACAAATTTTAGAAGGTGGTGGAGAGCCTATTGATGTATTAAGAAATGTATATGGAGAAGATGCATTAGAAGTATTAGATAGTTTAATACCTGAGTTTTCTAAATTAAGAACTTCCACAGAAGCAGAAAAATTAGCAAGATCAAAATTTAAGTTTGAACCAGATGTTAATAGACCTAAAGGATCTATGTCTTTAGAAGAAGCTGCTAAAGCAGAACAAGAAAATATATTAACACCAAAGAAACCAGAAGAACCAGAAGAATTTGCAATGGGTGGAAGAGTCCGCTACTCAGATGGAACTAAACCATCCGCAGCAGAGAATACACCTTCTCAAGAAATTATTAATAGAATGATTGCTCAAATTAAACAACTTAGTAAACGAGGTGTTGATGCCGCTACTATTAAAGATATTGTAGGAGCATCGGATCAAATGATTAAAGATGTACTTGGCAAAGCATCAGGTGGACGTATGTCTAAAGGTCTAGATTATTTAACGGGCATCGAGCGACGAGGGTATGCAGTAGGTGGCACGGGTCCTTCACCCGATGCTGCAGAAACTTATTCAGAATACAAAGCTAGAATGTTAGAAGCTTTAAGAAAATCTCATGGAGGACAAAAAACAGCAAATACAGATCTTCAACCTGATGGAAGTTATTCAGGCGTTTCAAGAGAAATTCCAATAGAAGATTATTTTAATTATATGTTAGCAGATGCTTACGCACTTGGTTTTAACCCAAATACAGGACTTAAATTTGGTGTAGATGATCAAGGTGTATTAACAGATCAATATAAATTTAAACAAGAAATGGCTGATTTTAAAAAAAATGCACAAACAACACCAACAGAAGATTTCTCAGATTATTTAAACCAAAGTACAGATGCTACAGAAAAACCATTAACAGAATACGAACAATATGTACTGCGTACACAAGGTGTCCCAGTTAGTGAAGAAGTATTTAATGCAACCAAACAACTTGCTCCTGATGGAGATATAGCAGCAGCTGGTTTTACTTCGGATCAAGAGTTTTTTAAAGCAAGAGATGAATTAGCGGATCAAATGATTTCACCAGAAGATGCATTAACTCCAGAAGTTCCACAAGTAAGTCCTATACAAGAACATATAGATTTTAATGAGTTTTTAAAAGGTCAGGGATTGAGTCAACAAGATTATAATGTATTAGGCGGATATGATGTAAAAGAAAAGCTTGCACCAGGAAATCCTATTTTAGGTGGAGCAATAAATTTAGCTAGCCCTGTATACAATGCTTTACAGATGTTTGATTCTGCTACAGATGCAAAAGGAAATGTTATTAAACAATATGTGCCTGATATGTATGAAGATGCAACAGAAAGTGGTGCTTATTATGCTGTTCCAGCTCAAAAAATTTCGGACATACCAGGATCAGCAGCAAGAAATGTTCAAGGTGGTTTAGGACTTCTTTCTGATAGACAACAACAATTATATCAAGATATACGTAATCAATATGAAACACAACGTCAACAATACGAAACACAACGTCAACAAGATTTAGAAAACTACAGACAACGACAAGCTGCTGTTGATACTGATCAAATAAGACAAAGTTATTTACAAAATCTACAAAATACAGGAGCAACTAATGTAGAAGAATTTCAATCTAAGTTACAATCTAATTTAATGTCTAATCCAAATTTAGCTAATGGTGGAAGAGTTGGTTTTCAAAAAGGCACACCTGCAATCTTTGATCAATTAGAAATGGATGTTCCTTATCCTTATGGTCACAAAGTTGAAACTTCATCCAAAGGACTAGATTATTTAATGGGAATTAATAGACAAGGATATGCAACAGGTTCTACTAATCCTTTTTATTCAACATATGGCGGAATTCCAATTAATATGAATATTTTACCTTCTAGTGCAAATAATCCTTTCTATAGTGGTTTACTTGGAAATCCTTTATTAACCTCTACGAATGACGAAGAAGAAGAAGATATTATAAATGCTATTAATGAATTTAAAGGTGTTCAATCCAGCTATGGCGGTGGAGATGGAGGATCCAGTTATGGTGGAGGAGACACAGGAGATGGAGGAAGTAACGCAGGAGGAGGAGACGCAGGAACAGGACCAGGTGGATGCGATGCCGGTAGTAGTGGTGGCGCAGATGCAGGAACAGGACCTGGTGGATGTAGTACTGGTAGTACAGATGCAGGCACCGGACCAGGTGGTTGTTCAACAGGTAGTGGAGACGGCGGCGGAAGTAGTGGCGGAGGAGATGCAGGTACAGGCCCAGGCGGATGTAGCACAGGAAGTGATGACGGCGGTGGCGGCGGAGGGGGCGGCGGCAAAATTATTTGTACTGCCATGAATCAGGCATATGGATTTGGTTCTTTCCGACAAGCGATTTGGTTAGAACATTCAAAAGATTTAGATCCAGCGTATCAAGTTGGTTATCACGCAATATTTAAACCTGCAATTAAATATATGTATTCTTCTTCCACAAGAAATAAACCATTAGCAAAAATGATTCGCTGGTGTTGTGAAGGAATTGCTCGTAGAAGAACTGCAGATATTTGGTTACAAAAACGAGGTAAAGGTCGTCATTTAATTGGTGCCGTAGAGAGAGCTATTTTAGAACCTATATGCTACATCGTCGGTAAAATTAAAATGAAATTAAAAAAATAAAATTTAATGGTTTTGTAATATGGAAATGAAAAAATATAAGCAGGCCATGCAATTCCTGCTTAAACCTAAATACCTCACCAAAGAATTTATTGTCCAGTACCCCGAACCTAGCGACGAGCAGCAAGGAACGATGGACGAAGTTATGCCTACACCTACTCCTTATATGGATAATGTTATGCCAGTAGAACCAGGCATGGAAGATCCAAGTTTACGACAAGTAGAATTAGCAGAGGGTGGAACACCTGCAGGTAAAAAGACAAAAAAAATAACTAGAGTAGGAAAACCTGTGTATGAAAATTCTGAAGGAAAAATGGTGTCTGAACAATCTAGAACTCTTAAATTAGGAAATTTATATTACAACGTTCCTAGCATCCATGATGGAAAGAAATATACCGATGAGCAATTAGTAGAATTATTAGATAAAAATTTAATTAGTCCTACTAGTGTACATTCTAATTTAGAAGAAGCGCTAGACGAATCTAAATTTAGAAGCTCTACTTTGTTTGATACCGAAGAAGATTATGGACAACAATTATCTGCACGAGAAGGAAGTTTTGCAGAGGGTGGTGTCGTGCAACGAGAAGGTTTTAAAGATGGAATTAATTACACTAGAAATCCTACGGGAAAAAATCAATATCAACAAAAAAGCATAGAAGAAATTAAAAATATTATAGAATCTAATCCAGATCTAACTGCAAAAGATTTAGAAGGATATGGTAAAGAAACTAGAGGAAGATTATTGACAAGAGATGATTTAAGAAGAGCAAAAGAAGCAGGAATACAACCAAAGATTTCTGGAAAACGTATTTATAAAGATCGAAGAGAACGAGACATTAGAAGAAAAGAAAAAATACAACCATCTCAAGGACAACCTATATCTATTAAAGGTTCTCGAACAACCGGAAGCAATATTGAATTTGGACATGTATATCCTTTTTCAGAATTAGCTCCTCAAACCAATAAAATGACTGGATATATTCCAGCAGATATGAATAAAAAACTTACAAAATTTAATAATGAAGCTTATAAAATTGTAAAACAACAAGAAGACATTGTTAAAAATGATCCTACTAATAAAAGAAAAATAATGGAATTAAATGCGAAAGCAAAATTAAATTCAGAAAATGCAGTAAAAACATTGGGTCCAAAATACAAAGGATTAATTGGTCATTTAAGAATTGATCCAGATAATCTTACGGTTGATAAAAAAGGAGGAGACTGGCAAAAATCATTTGCAGGAATTAGTGGAGAAGAAATAGTGTATAAAGATCTTAGTCCAAAAGATAGAATTGCTTTTGAAAAACAAATTAGTAATGATTTAAAAAATAATCCAGAATTAGTTCAACAAATACAAAAAGCAGGTTTTGTATGTAGAAAAAAAATTGGTGGCCCTATTGATCTAAATTGCATAACAAAAGATTTAATTAAAGAAGGAGATAAATTTAAAACAGGAACACCACTGCAAAAGAAAGCAGCGTTTAATAAATTTAAAAATCTTTCTTTAAAAGCTGGAAACTTTTCATTACAAGCTGGTAAAGGAGCATTAAAAATTTTAGGAGCCGTTTTAACACCTTTAATCGCTTACGACACATATACCGCTTACAAAGAAGGAAAACCTATTGAAGAAGCATTGGAATATGGATTACTCGGAACTAACATTATTGGAGGTGTTAGGGACGAAATGAAACTAACCCCACAAGAACGAGAAGCAAGAGGAGTAGAACAACAATATGAAAGAGAACAAGAAGATATATCAGGTCTTAGTAGTGATTTTTATGTTCCTTCTAATTTGTCAGTTGATGAAGCTGCCGCGGTTTCTAAAGAAGCTGCCAATCGAATTACAGCAGAACGAGCAGCTAAAGAAAAACAATTAGCTGCCCAAAGAGAATATGAAGGAGATCCGGGTATTCAAGATGACTCGGGATTATATGCAACCGGAGGCAGAGTTGGATTAAAAGATGCAGGAGATCCAAAAGACAAACCAATTCTTCCTATGAATCCCATGATGGATGAAGGTCCACAAGATCCTAGCAAAAGAACATTTATTCAAGGAGCGGGTGGTGTAGGTTTGGCAGGATTATTATTAGGTACTGGATTATTGAAATTAGGAAAATCTGTAGCAGTGCCATCTAAAATTGGTTCCATGATAAAAAATACTACTGCTCCATCTTGGATGGAAGCATTGATTACTAAAGTAATGAAAGAGGGAACTGATATACCTATTCCAAAAAAACCAGGAGCCACTGCCGAAAAAATTTCTATAAAAGAATTAGAATTTAAAAATCCCGAAAATGGTAAAACGGAAACAATTACATTAAAAATAGATGAAACTAAAGACTCTATTGATGTAGACTATATGGGATATGATACTTTAGGTGGCAAAGGAGTAAATTTTAAACTTTCTCCAAAAGAAGAAATAGTATACAGCAAAGATGGTAAATATTTAACTTCTAAAAAAGTTAAAGATGAATATAAATTTTACGCACATGAAGCTGAACCTCAAGTCGTAAATTGGGATGGTGATATAGAATTTGATGGAGAAGTTGGGGTTAATAAAATTATTGACCTTAATTCAGATATTAGTGGATTAAAATCTTTTGTAACCGGTGGAAAAGGAGTTGATAAGAAAGTAGCTAAAATAAAAAAAGAAACGGTTGACAAAATAGAAAAAAACCCTGCGGAATATATAGAGGAAGGTTTTGATTATAGTTATTACGATCCCTCTTTACCTACAGAATAATGTAATATGATTAAACCTAAGAAATTAACTACCACCATACCCCCTACATCAGGCCCACAGCCACAAGGCTTGAATATTAATTATAATACTGTTAAAAAGACCCAAACGGAGAAAATAAATGGCAGACATAGACAAGTCGTTACCAAACGAAGTTAGACCCTTATCACCCGAAGAAGAGCTTCAAGGTCAAGAAGAATTAGAAATAGTTGAACCAGGAGAACAAAACAAATCTGGTGAAACTGAAATTACAGAAAATGAAGATGGATCGATTGATATTAATTTTGATCCTTCTGCTATGGCTGCTGAAGAAAGCAATGATCACTATGCAAACTTAGCTGACTTTATTGATGACACGGTTTTAGGTAGATTAGGAACTGAACTTTATCAAAATTATCAAGATTATAAAAATTCCAGGAAAGATTGGGAGACCGCGTACAAACAAGGACTAGACTTACTTGGGTTTAAATATGAACAACGTACTTTACCTTTCCAAGGTGCATCAGGTGCAACTCACCCTGTGTTAGCAGAAGCTGTAACTCAGTTTCAAGCTTTGGCATACAAAGAATTATTACCTGCAGATGGACCCGTACGAACACAAATACTAGGAAGTCCAACTCCAGAAAAGGAACAACAATCAAAACGTGTTAAAGATTTTATGAATTATCAATTAATGGATCAGATGAAAGAATATGAACCAGAATTTGATACCATGTTATTTCATTTACCCTTAGCAGGTTCTGCTTTTAAAAAAGTTTATTATGATGAAATTGAAGGAAGAGCAGTTTCTAAATTTGTACCCGCAGATGATTTAGTGGTTCCGTATTCTGCTAATTCATTAGATGATGCAGAAGCGATTGTACATACGATTAAGGTTTCTGAAAATGAATTACGTAAACAACAAGTCGCTGGTTTCTATCGAGACATAGAATTACAACCAGGAGACAACAAAGAAACAGATATTGAAAAAAAAGAACGAGAGTTAGAAGGATTAAGCAAATCATCTTACGATGATGTGTTTACTTTATTAGAGTACCATGTGAATTTAGATCTAGAAGGTTTTGAAGACACGGATCCTACGACAGGAGAACCTACCGGAATTAAATTACCTTACATTGTTACCATTGAAGAAAATTCTAGAGAAGTTTTATCTATCAAACGAAATTACGAAATTGGAGATCCTAAAAAAACAAAGATACAATATTTTGTACACTTTAAATTTTTACCAGGGTTAGGATTTTATGGTTTCGGTCTGATCCACATGATTGGTGGACTGTCTAGAACAGCGACTGCAGCTTTAAGACAGTTGTTGGACGCGGGAACGCTTTCTAACCTGCCAGCTGGATTTAAGCAAAGAGGAATAAGAATTAGAGATGACGCACAATCAATTCAACCAGGAGAATTTAGAGATGTAGATGCTCCAGGTGGAAATATCAGAGATTCTTTTATGATGCTTCCTTTTAAAGAACCTTCACAAACGTTGTTAGGTCTTATGGGTGTCGTTGTTCAAGCTGGTCAGCGCTTCGCTTCAATAGCTGACATACAAGTGGGAGATGGGAATCAACAAGCGGCCGTGGGAACGACAGTTGCGCTGTTGGAAAGAGGAAGCAGAACGATGTCTGCCATCCATAAAAGAATTTACGCTGCACTAAAACAAGAATTTAAATTACTAGCAAGAGTATTTAAATTATATCTACCACAAGAATATCCTTACGACGTAGTCGGAGGAGAAAAAACTATTAAACAAACAGACTTTGATGACAGAGTAGATATACTGCCAGTTGCAGATCCAAATATTTTTTCTCAAACACAACGTATTTCCCTTGCACAAACAGAATTGCAATTAGCAGCATCAAATCCACAAATTCATAATCAATATGAAGTATACCGAAATATGTATGAAGCATTAGGTGTTAAAGATATTGATAAAATATTAATTCGTCCACAACCCCCACAACCAAAGGACCCAGCATTAGAACATATTGACTCTCTTGCTGGGAAACCATTCCAAGCGTTTCCTGGACAAGATCACAGAGCGCATATGACTGCGCATTTAAATTTTATGGCAACTAATATGGCAAGAAATGCTCCAGTGGTAATGGCAGCATTAGAGAAAAATATTTTTGAACACATTTCTTTGATGGCACAAGAACAAGTAGAGATAGAATTTCAAAATGAAATGCAACAATTACAACAAATGCAAATGGCGGCTCAACAAAATCCACAAGTAGCTCAACAGATGCAAATACAAATTAAAATGTTGTCAGAAAAAATTGAATCTAGAAAAGCTGTGTTGATTGCAGAAGCTATGGAAGAATTTATGAAGGAAGAACAAAAAATTACTTCTCAATTTGACAATGATCCTATTGCAAAACTAAAAGCAAGAGAGTTAGACCTACAAGCGCAAGAAAATGAGCGTAAGAAAAAAGCAGATCAAGACAGAATGAACATCGATAAGATGAAAGCAATGATGAATCAGATGACAGATCAACAAAAACTTGATCAAAATGAAGAATTAGCAAAACTAAGAGCTAATACGTCGTTAGAAAAAACAGTTTTAGCGGCGCAACTTAAAAATAGAGAGCCACGATAATGAAAACAATGAGTAAAGGACAGAAAAAAGTAGGAAAAGTGATGCGAGAGTTTAAAAAAGGTAAACTTCACAGTGGAAAATCAGGAAAAATTGTGAAAAATCCTAAACAAGCTATTGCAATTGCTTTATCAGAAGCTAAAATGAGTAAAAAAAGGAAAAAATAATGAAAAAAAATAAATCAAAAGCTAAAAAAAGTTCTTATGACACTTCTTGTGGGCATATCAAAGAAATAGAGATGACTAATCCAACGGAATCTCAAAAAGATATGGTAAAAGGTCAAGGAAAAATTTTAGTTGAGAAAAAAAGATCTGCTACTTGGTACTAATTTATGTTTCCATGGAGTTTAATAGGCTCTGGAGTCAAGGCCGCAGTAGAAATCTATTCTAATAAGAAAAAATCTGAAATCGCTATGTCAGAAGCAGCATTGTTGCATGCTGAAAAAATGAAACGCGGTGAAATTGAATACACCGGTAAAGTATTTGAGAATCAAAAAAATGATTGGAAGGACGAATTCATACTTTTAACAATTTCATCACCTTTGTTTTTATTGGGGTATTCTGTTTTTGCAGAAGACGATAAAATGCAAGCTAAAATTGATTTATATTTTCAAAAATTACAAGAGATGCCTTGGTGGGTAGTTGGTTTATGGGTTTCCGTTGTGGCTGCCGTGTATGGACTTAAAGCAACAGATGTGATAAACATGAATAAAAATAAATAGGAATAATAACATGATCAAAAAAATAAAACAAAAACTTTGTGAATTAGTTTGTAAAATATTTGGTATTACACAATGTTTGTGTAGTCACGAATGTAACTGTAAAAAGGAGAAATAATAATGAAGAAAAAAATACCAGCAGGTAAAAAAGGAAAAGGCATTGCTGCTTTAAAAAAGAAAGCTCCAAAAGTAGCCGCAAGAATGGGTTACAGATATGGTGGAAAAAGTAAGAAGGGTAAATGCTAATGATGAAAGGTTATCATAAGACAAAGAAAGGAACTATGGCTAAAAAAGGTCTTTGGTATAATATTCAACAAAAGAAAAAAAGAATCGCTGCAGGTTCAGGTGAGAAGATGAGAAAACCTGGAACGAAAGGCGCACCAACCGCTAAAGCGATTAAGAAATCACAAGGTAAAAAATAATGGCAAGATCACCAGCTTGGCAAAGAAAAGAAGGTAAATCTAAATCAGGTGGACTCAATCGAAAAGGTATTGCATCCTATCGTGCAGCGAATCCTGGTTCTAAATTATCTATGGCTGTAACGACGAAGCCATCTAAATTAAAGAAAGGTTCTAAAGCAGCAAACAGACGTAAGTCTTTTTGTTCTAGAATGAAAGGCATGAAAGCTAAATTGACTTCAGCAAAAACAGCTCGTGACCCAGATTCTAGGATTAATAAATCGCTTAGAAAATGGAATTGCTAATGGACGCTGT